CCGCGAGTTGGCGGACATGATGATCTCAGACGGCGATTTCTACTCCGACACAAACTTCACCCACTGGATGCCCCTTCCAGACGCTCCAGCAGAAGGAGCGGAGTGATGGGGGACGCCGCAGACGATGCTTACGAGGCCGCAACCCGTGAACCTGACGAGGATGATCGTGAGTGCTTCACCTGCCCAGATGGCGTTCCAGCGATCCTGAATGAAGAATGGGTCTGCCCTGAGTGCGATGCGATTTGGGGCCACGACGAAGCCCCCACCCAAGGCCCACGCCCATGAGCCCGCTGGAGAAGATGGCGAGGGCGATTGCGACCGTAGGCGACGGCAACGATGAAGGCTGGCGCAACTATCTCCCCGAAGCCCGCGCCGCCCTGCTGGCTATCCGTGAGCCTGATGAGGGGATGCAGAACGCTGGCGTCGAAGCCGCGTCCAACATCTTCGGCGGATGGGCCGATGAAGGTCAGGTGATCGCGTATCACCACGCCATGATCGACGCCATCCTCAATCAGGAGCCACGCCCATGAGCGCCGTGACCGAACGCCTCGACATGATCGTTGCCGAGCTACAGGGCCTCCCGCACGTCGTGGAGACCTGCCGAGAAGCGTCCGCCGAGATCGCAACCCTGGAGGCTGAGGTGGTGAGGCTGCGGGATGCGCTGCTGGGTATCGCGGAGACCGATCACTACCGGCGCTACCCCAAGCAGCACGAAGATGGGGGCTGTCGCGGCCAATCCGGCCTCCGTGCCGTGAGGGCGTTGACCGGCAAACACGGGAGCCGCCTGAACGACGACGACGTTCGCGCCAACGACGCTGAACGACGCGCCTCCCTGGGTCTCGACCGTGCCGCTCTTGCTGCTGGGGAGGGGTAGTTACCGCCAGAACGCGTACCAAGGCCGGTTACGAGCTTCAGCAATCGCAATCACGGCGTCTTTCTTAACGGAACAGATGCGCGTATCGGCGTCACCCTGCACGATCCCTTTAGACAGATCGCCAATAGTTTGTGCGGTCGAGGCGTCGTATGTAGGTTCGCACGGCGCACGAAGACTATCAGGGATTACGACGTTCGTTCCTGCGCACCCGCTCAAGATCAGCCCCATACCCATCAGGCAGGAGAACGTCAGAGCCTTGTATTTCATCGACTTCACGTCGCTTCTCCGTTGTGTCGGTCTGGATAATCTCGGTTTCGCGCGTGACGGTATCTAGCGCCTTGCCCGTTGCGTTGGCTGTCTGGTTCCTGGCGCGGTCATCGGCGCGACCGTTGCACATTGTAAGGATGGCGAAAAGGAAGCAGAGGGCGGCGACACAGAGGCCCAAGATTACCCAGCGGCGGATTTCGGGGATGATCATGGCTTGATTATAAGCACGGAATGTGGATTATGGGAAGGCGAGCGGCTGAGCGTTTGGACGCCTAGCGATAGGTTTACGTTTCGAAGGCCGGGCTGAGAAGTATCTAGGGTTCGCTCTTAGACTCGCAATCGTATATCGTGCTTTCGTCAGTTTAGCAGGCAGGCGCTTAAGGCAGTAAGATATGTTTCGAGAAATTGACTGGTAACAATTCGACCGGATAGTGAAACAGGAAATCACACCCGTTTCCTAAACAGGAAGTCTAGGTTCGAGTCCTAGTCCGGTCGCCAAATCTAACGCCCACGGTTTTCGGATCGTGGGCGTTTTTCGTTGTTGACGGGGGTTATGATTTAGGCGCACAATTAGCTTCTCACAGACTAGTTGGGCGCGGCAACGTGCGAGCTACAGGGCCTCCGCTGACGCGGGGGCCTTTTGCGTTATTAACCCACCCGCCCCGTCGCCATCTCTTGCGCGAGCCTCACAGCCCGAACCTTCACCTGCTTGGCCCACAAAGAGGCCAGCATCCCAGCCGACGCCTGTTGATACCGGCCAGTGCGAACGGCTTCCAGGGTGTTCTTGAAACCTAACAGTCCGTCGATTCCGAGGTTGAACCCCATATTATAGAGGACGTTCTGGCGTACTTGATCCAGGCTTGTGATCCATGGAATCTTGGCGCGTAGTTCGGCGTTGTGACGCGTAACGTCTTCGATCAGAACCTGTTCGGCTTTCTCTTTCGTCCACACGGTTTCAGGCGCAACGTGCGCATGGCCGTAGCCGACCGTCCAAACCCCTACCGTGTCCTTGTATGCGCGCAGTCTCAGGCCCTCATCGCGCTTCAGGGCTTCGATCAGGTGCTGGTCAACGTCGCCGACCGGCGCAACACCCAACGCCGCATTCATCAAATCCACATCTGCCTGTGTCAGCGGCGCGCCCTTAATCGTGCGAGCGGCGTCGAATACGGCCTTGGTCATGGCTCTGTCGTCGTCGTTACGGGCGGATCACCCTCGGATGTCGTGGTGACCTTGGCTGTTGTTTTCGCCAGCCAGCCTCCGATTGCGCCCGCCACAGCGGCTGCGACGGTCATTCCGTCCGCGCCATGCTGAACCGCCATGCCGCCGATTACGGACATACCCAGCAGGCCAATGATGGCCGTCACGTCTATATGCAGATCATTCATCGCCCGCTAGCCTCGCAATACGGTTCCAAAGCCCAGCGCCACCCAACGACAACAGGAAGCCCAAAGCGCCCGAGGTGGACAGGATGGTTGACCAGATTTCATACGGCGTATGCTCGATGAGGAGCGACTGAATCGTCATGGTCATTGCTACCCCCCATAGCCCCAGACTTGCCCGCGCGAAGTAGGACAGTTTAAGGCCGAGCCCGAACGCCAGAGACAACGCCACGACTATCAGGCCCCCACGCAGAAACGCAGCCATATAGGCCATCTTTGTCAGGCTCTGGAACGGCCAGATAGAGCCGATGAAAATGAGTGCGGCAATCAATGCCAATCCGCATCCCAGCCACAGCGTTTTGCGATGGACGTTCATCTGTCGTCCTTTGGGGTAAGGTTTATGTTGATCCTGCTGGCGTATTCCATAACGCGCGAAACCAATATCGGCCCAACCGCCAGTGAAACAGCCGAAATTGCGAATAGCCAGAACGTCGATGCCGATGGGTGGGCTTCCTGAAAAAACTGGTGCTGGATGTATGGACCGGCGAATATGCCGCCCAGAACCGCCAGAAACCACCGCCACAGCTTCGCCCTCAGCCCGAGTTGGGAGAAGTCGGGAGCGAGACTTACGCCCCATACCGCTCCCGCCAATGGCGCGCTTATCGTGGTCAGGTGCGCTAGCCATTCCCCGTTCATCTACCCGACTTTTTCCGAAGACGCCGCGCTAGGCCGACGAGCAAAACCACGATGCCCGGCAAGCAGACCGTGAACATTCCCATGACGAGAGACAAAATCTGCCATGCGTTGGACGACATCATAACCTCCCCAAACCAGAACAAGCATCTGAATCAGGAATAACGTCCTGAGCGCATCGGCGTATTCATACCCATACCACAATCCGAACGTGTAGTAAGTCATCCAGGCAACACCATGAATGGCAATCGTACCAATCGAGATAGATAGGCAGGCCTGCGTCCACCATGTTTTGCGAGACCAATTCAGCATGGCGATCAGGCTGAACCCGACGCCATCAGACAGAGAAGTGAGGTAACCCAGACCGAAATCCTCAAGAGCCCATGTAAGGCCCCAGATAAACAGGAGCGCGAACGCATACGGCCTCGCCGCGCGATTAAGCACGGCAAGGGCTGTCAATGCGAATAGGGCTCCGAAGTAGATCACTTGGAGCGCGGGCCGGGAGGCGGCGGGGGCGGAACGGGATTGCGTACGGGGCCGCGCTTAACCTTCGTGGCGGCAGCCTTGGGTGGGTGGGTCTTTTTCATTTTAGGCCTTTCTGACGTGAACAGTTACGGTTTGCCCGTTGGCGGGGTCGATTGCGGCGGCGGTGGGATTAAACCCGGTGACGGTCACTGTATTGGCAGCGGTAACACTGCCAGATAGCGACAGCCCCGCCATGCTTCCTGACGACGAAACACCCGTCACAATATCCCCGATTGCCGCCCCTGTCACGGTCACGGTGAATGGCGTAATTCCGGTATAGGATGGCGTCGATGCGATGCTGATGCCGCCCACAGAGCCGACCAGATCATTGACCCCGACCTCCCACCACAAAGTCCCGTCGCAGACCAGAGTCATGGACG